AGACACCACGTTGGCCGACTTGAAGTTGAACTCTTTGCCTGGGCCGTTGTACCTGTCGATGATCTTTTTGTACTCTTCCACTCTGTCGGAGCCAGCGACCATAGTCAGGTGTGCCACGCCCTTCTTGTGCAGGTCCTTGAGGTGGTGGATAAAGGTCGGTGATTCCTTTGTTGCAGCTTGAATGTTTGTCCCTGGGAAGAACCGCTTGGCGTGCTTGAGTTTCTGCTCTGGACTCAGTGGATTCTTTGCCGGATCCTGTGTGTGTGACAGGACAATGGAGTGATCGGCATTGTTTGCCTTTGCAACTTCCTTGACCTTATCGACTAGTGCGCCGTGGCCTACAGTCGGTGGATTCATCCTGCCGAACGCGAATACGTGGTGGTTCTCTTTCTCGGGCGGGGGTGCGGCCTCAGGGTCGCCCTTCCCGCGGTTGTTGGCAAAGTTGAGTCTACTGAACTCGGTTCTGTCGACCAGTTTGGTCGGTCGACCGTTTCGGATGGATACGAACCCTTCTGGCTTTACTTCCTTACCTCCGACCGTGTGCTCGAACTCGGTGGGATTGCCCAAGGCCTTGACAAGGGTATCCTTTGCCCTCTGTAGGTGCCCGTGCATCTCCAGGGCCGCTTTGAAGCCCTTCTTGTGCTGTTGGACCCTGTCGATCATGCCGTTGAACTGCTCAGTCTTCTTCTGCTTTGCCGCTTCGGTCTTTACCTTGCCCGCCTCTGTGTCACGCTTCTTGGCCAGGTGTGACAGGTAACCTTCTGCGGTCGGACTTGACCCGTCGCGAACCGTGCTGTTGATGTAGGTCTTGAGGTGCATGTCGTGGTCGCCGAGTGTCTTCATGGCCTCTGGAGTCACCTTTCTGTATGCCTCTAGTGCCTTTGCCTTGAGGCCCTTGTACTCTTTCTTTGAGGACTCGTCGTGACCGTGGCTTGCACCTGAGTCCACCTCTGGGTTTACCAGGTTGACGTGCGGGTCTTGTTTAAACTTGTTGTGGTCGACGTCGAAGCCCGCCTTCATGTCGTCCAGTTTCTTGCCAGAGTACTTGGTGTGGACCACGAACCCTATTTTGGACCCGGCAATCTTTCTGCCCTGCGCCGAGTCCTTCTTTGCGCCGTACGTGATGGTATTGGGCGTAAACTTGTACTTTCCGTCCTCGTCCTTGATGTCACTTTTGTCATAGAGAAAGTCGCCCTGGTAGACACCGCCTTCGTATGGCATGACCTTCGGGAGGTGTTGAAGCACACCCTTAAGCTTAGCCGCGAGACCAGGTGCGTGCCCGTGGTTTCTGTCTATGTCTTCCGGTGTGTAGTTGATCTTTGGGTTCACGTTGAATGCAGACTTAGATGCAACGAAGAACTGACCGGTCTCTGGGTGCTTGCCGAACACGACCGAAGGGCTGCCGTCGTACTTGACTGTCACCTTGGACCTGGACTTCTTGCCCGACATCATGTTGTGCAGGTCGTCAAGGTTGTCTGCTGCGTGCTGGACCCCCTCGTCACCACCGTGGATGATGTGGTCCTCTGCGTGCTCTAGGTGCTTGAGCTTGTCGACGTCTAGAGATTCCTTAAGGAACGAAGAGAATGTGAACATTTGTATACTTTCTGTTTACCAAGGATCGCCGGAAAGTTTCATAGAGGAGGCCATCTTTTCAGACTCAAACTTGAATCTGATTTTCATTATCTTTTTGGTCCCTGCCTTCACGCCAATTGATTCGTTGCCGACCTTTTCAAGTGTAACCTTGTATTTTTGAAGAGCGGAAAGTTTCTCGTTTTCTGTTGGGTCCATAGCAACTGCCTTATACGGCGGCTTGCTGCCCTGACCGGTCACCTTTATGTAGGGAGGATAGAGAAGTTCTGCATCCATCCAATCTTGTATGAGGTATTTAATTAACTCGGGCTGTTTCATCTTGGACATCCTGACCAACAAAATGTCTCTAGAATTGGAGAGAAGATTAGAACCGATGTCTTCCGTCTTGGCCTTTATGTCCGGATTTTGTCGTATGTAACTTTTTCTTTCGGAAGTGCTTTGCGGCAGTTTAAGCTTCTTGATTGTGGCATCAAGAGTTTTCTTGTATTCGCCCGCCAGATCAATCTTTAGGCTCTTATCAACGGTTCCCACCCCAGGGTTCTTAAAGCCGATGTCACCCTTTGTCTTTGTGGCCTTGGCGGAAAGCCCTAGAAACCCGTCGTTGGGTCCACTGGTAAACTTTACCAGGATGTCCGTGGGATTCTTTTTCTGATCAACTTGCGTACCAACCGCAGAGGACATTGAGCCGGGTCGAGCAGTCCACCAAACGCTTTTCACCTTGCCAGAATAACCGTTGTCCTTGGCCCACTTCAAGAATTCTTGAGCCATGGCTTCAGCCTTACCGATAGCGTCGGCTGCCTTGTCCTCATCGGCCTGTTTGACTCGGTCGTTGAACTGTCTCTTGGCATCCTCGTCGTACCACTTTTTTCCGGCTAAAAAGTAGCCCGTTTGGATTTCATTGATGTCCGAGAGAATGGTGTTCTGAGTCATCTCAGCGCCTCATTGTTTTAGTCCTATTTATGCAAAAAGGGGACCGAGCCCGAAAGCCCGATCCCCTATGCTGTATAGGTGAAGATGTCGCGCGGAACCCCACCGTGCTCGCGACTATTCCTTTCGGTTATCCCCTGTGCCACTGTCCAGTCTAAACCAGACAAACCTCACCATATTCGATCCTATTTATACTAATACTTTGACTTTTGCAAAATATTTTTTGTAGTTTGTAAAATAAATGTAGGAGTCCATCCGTCAAAGCCACCTCCTCGGTTGAGGTGTGTCTTGGTTACCTGTGCACTGTGCACATTGGCGCAAGTCTTGATGACCTGATCTGTGGTCATTTCAAGCACCTCGTATGTGGTCCGATCATCAGAGCTCTTACGGATCTTGTAGTTCACTTGTCCATTGCTCCCATCAGGATCTTGTATGTGGTCACCGCTTCACCTAGATCAAGTGTCGGAAGCTTCGGAAACGGCACTTCTGCGGTTCGATGCTGCCACCCATTTTCTACCTCGAGGCGCCTGGCATACACGGTCTCAGTGGTTATATTGATGGCCAACTTGAGGACTTCAAGCTTCAACTGGTTGTCTGTCATGCAAAACCGTCCATCTTCTTTGATCCAAACTTCGAGCGCTTCTTGAAGAAGTCAGAGTCACGCTCACCGAACTCAGACTTGTCCATGATCGGCTTATCGTCCATGAGATCCTGTGCCGATTCATCCACATCATATAACCTCATCTTGGTCCTGTCAACTCCAATCACAAAGCGCTTGTTTCTGGCAGGGTCATTGAACCTGTTCTTGAGCTGTTTGACCATGAGTTGGCTCAAAGCCTCAAGCTCTTCACTGTTGATGAGTGCAAACATGAAGTCAGCCGTGGCGGGCAGACCGAACGACTCAGAGGTGTCGGTCAGGTCCACGTCACTGTTACTGTAGCCGCTACGAGTAGTCTGAGTGGCGGTGATGATGGGAACATTGAACTCGACCGCCAGACCGCGTATCTCTTCGGCAATGGCCTTGACGTAGGTGTAGCTGTTGACGTTAGCGGTGTACTTGATCCTGCTGGAGGCGCAGATGTTGATGTAGTCAATGTAGATCACGTCGGGTGTGAAGTTCTTCTTGAGCTTGAGCTCATTCAGCAGGTGTCGGAAGTTGGCCGAACCTGCCGACGACGTGGGGTATTCCTTGATGATGAGCTTGCCGGTGGTCTTGTTCTTGACCTTGGCAATCTTTTTCTGGAAGGACTCGTAGGGCATGACCGCAAGCTCATCGACTGTGACATCGAGTAGGTTTGCGTCGATGCGCTCTGCAATTCGCTCTTCGGCCATTTCCATGGTGATGTACAGGACGTTCTTGCCGTCAAGCAGGTTGCCCGATGCACAGTGACACATGAAAAGTGACTTACCGACACCAGTGCCTGCAAGACAGACACTCAGGGTCTTGTTGGGCAGTCCGCCTTTGGTGATGTTGTTGAAGTACTCGAGACTGAAGGGGACTCGGGTCTCCTTGCGGTGATAGAACTCATAGCGAGACTGAGCGTCGTCAAGGAAGTTGTGACCGATGCTCATATCAAAGCTCACCGCAAGGGCATCAGAAAGGATCTTGGGAATTGCCTCCTTGGTGTGCTTGTCGTCCTTGTCGTCCAGGATCTGAATTGACTTCATGATCCCGTTGTAGACCGCTTTCTCCTGACAGAACTTTTCAGTCCTCTCAACATGGGTAAGCTCACGAATAGAACTGAGCACAGAGTCGTGAGTGTCCTGGTCGACTCCGCTCTTGGACCCAAGGTCAATGAGCAGCGTTTCCGTGGTCGGAAACTTATTAAATTTGTGGACGTACGATTCAATCAGTTCGAACAGGATGCGATCCGTCCTGTCTTGGAAGTACTCAGACTTCAAGAACGGAATGACCCTGCGACCATAGTCCTCCCTAGCAAGCAAGTTACCAAAGATGACGTGTTCAAAGTTCATTCTAATTCCTTTTGAATTACGTATCGGCAGAAGTTGTCAGCAAGGTCCTCAGCCCATCGAAGACTCTTGCCGGTACAATCTACGGCCCTTAATAACCTATTGCCCTCGTAGAGGTCAACCATATATTCGTTGTCGACCTCCAGAACAATGGCCCTCCGAAGAGCGCCATCGTCACTGTAGAACTTACTGATCGTCTGTATCTTCTTCCTCGTCATTGGACAGGATCTCCCCGGTACCGATGGAGTACTTATTCTTGATCCATTCGGCAAAGTTAGTCTCTTCCAGGAGGGTCTTCCAAAAGTTGTTGTTGTCAACAATGTCGGCTGCACGGTTGTTCTTGCCGAGTTCACCGGTGGTCTGGTCCACACGGGCGTACCAGCCCTGCTTGGGCTTGGTGACGTAGCCACCTTCAAGGGCCAGATCAAGCAGACCGGACCAGCGGTTGATGCCTGAGTCGTAGTTGACCGTGATGGGGATCTTGGACTTTTCCTTGACGTAGCGGGACTTCTCGATGTTGATGATGAAGTGGTAGCCCTTGAGCTCCTTGTCGTCCTTATCCTGCTGGCGCCCGATGATCCAGATGTTGTCGGCAGAGTAGTAGATGCCGGTGTTGTGAGATCTTACTCCGTTTTTGAAAACATACTCATGGTTACCAGCAACTGTGATATCGTATACGGGCTTGGCACCAACTGGCTTGAGATTCACGATCTTCATTTTATCCTCCTATATGTTGGAAACTTATCCGATTTTAGTCTATAGTCAACCTTATGTCTAGGCATGTCTAGAGCTACTGCAGCTTCTGAGATGCTTCCATAGAGAATTCCGTCTATTTCCACAGCTTTTGCTGCAGGGTTCGAACCACCTTTACGTTCGGTAGACATCTTTTCCCACAGATGGTCATAGTTTTTACTCGATCTTGTTTCTAGAACTTTTAACTTTCTTCTTTCTTTGTCTTCAAAAGACATATTTCTACGACCATCTGATATTGCTTGACAGTGTTCTGGAGGTCTAATGGTGTCTTTGTACCTTTTACGCTGAGTTTTTCTCACAAGATCTTGTCTTTCCTTGTCAAGAAATCTCCATCTGTCCCCACCATCCATTCCATTTTCTGGGATCAGATTTGCCCACTCTTCAGATTCCACAACATTGTATAGTATTGAATACTTTAAACATACCCTATTAAAATCTTCTAAAACAGTAGTCTCATAAAGAAGTTCAGTTCTTACTTCCGTACCATGTTTCTTAAGGTGTTGCTTCCAGTACTTTCCAGAACCCTTATATGAAATATAGTCATCTTTTACTGTCTTACAAAGATATTTTAGACCTGTGATGCAGTGTATTTTTACTAATAACCTATACATTTGATTACCCCCAACGGTACAGGTTATTTATAAAACATGTTTACTTGACGGTATCTACAACGGTGCCGACTGAGATTTCACTGAGGAAAGTCTGTACTCCACCGACAAAGAACGGATGATCATATGAACAAGTAATCATACTCCCATCCTCAAATGTAACTTCATAGCATTCTGTAGTGCCATTTTCTAGAGTGTCAGGATCCCAAGAGTGCAGGACTTCTCTAGAACCATCTACAGTTGCGACAAACATACCCGGCTTGATGTTATCCATACGCATTGTTGTACCATCAGCCATTAGGATCTCAGTCGATCCGTCTACACAACCACCCGATACAATGGCTTTTGGATAGAGGGACTGTTCCATGTACACGTGGTTCACGACGACCATCGGAATGTCCTTGATCGTCAGGTGAGGCGTGATCATGCGGAACAGAGACTTCAGCTGCTTGGCTCGAGTCATGTCTGCCGCCGAGCTCTGCTTCAGGGCGTCCTCGACCTCCTTCTTAGAGGCAAGGTTGCCGACCGAGTCTACAACGATCATCACCTTGTCACCGCGCTTGATCTCTTGCAGCTGTTGCATGAGATCAAACTTGAGCTGCTCGATGTCGGTGATGGGTGTATGCACGACCGATTCGAGTGGGACACCGAACGAAGTGAAGTAAGACTCAGGGGTGCCGAACTCCGAGTCATAGAAGAGGATCACTGCGTCGGGGTGACGCTTGATGTACGCTGCAGCCATCAGCAGGGAGAAAGCGGTCTTGAAGTGCTTGGACGGCGCCGCAAGTACCGTCAGGCCTGGAGTCAGACCACCATCAATGCGACCAGACAGCGCCACATTGATCATAGGTACAACGGTCGGGATCATATCCTTGCGACCGTAGACCTTGGAGTCAGTCAGCATGGCGGTGTGATCAATGGTGCTGTTCTTAATCAGGCGTGATTTTAGATCGGTCATATTATAGTTCCTTGTGTTGATGGATCTTGTTGATTATATCACGAGCAGTCAACAAGTCAACCGTCGACAAGGTCA